CAAGGGATCTTACTGGACCTGAAAAAGTTGATTTAGCCATCGTTTCCTCCTAACTAAAACCGCTACATCATCTTGGAGTACGTCTGCCGAGTCAGTTGATGTAACAAATTATCTCGGGTTAAAAAATCAAAATAGGGGGAGGAGTAAACCCCTCCCCGAATTCTTTACGCTCCTGGCGAGCCAAATATGCCTCTCCAGTCGCTCCAACCAAAGCTATAACGTTCTCTCGCCTTGTATCTAACATTTCCAGTTTCAAAGTCACCTTCCATGTTTGTGGATACAGGGGTACGAACAAAATGCTTCAGACCATTAGGTACGTCAGTTTTGACGAACCATGCATCAGTATCTGTTAGATAGTGATTTACTGCGTAGCCTTCTGAGACCATGCCCATATTGCGAATCGCATTAATATCATTATCAGCAGTACCGACACGTCCTGGTGTTTCTAAGAGTCTGTCAGCTACAAATTGCAACGCGGCTGGAATTATTAATTTCCTAGCCTGCGCATTGATCTTAAGATCTCTTTCATCTTTAAAAGCAGCTATATCAATAAGTGCTTGTTCCAATGAAGTTTCATTAAGATCGGCAGATGTAGATAACTCGTTCTTCATATCAACATTACCTACAGTGGGGTGATCGGTGGTCATAAGAGCCTTACCGTCTCCTCCTACATAAGATGAACTAAAGCCGTTGTTTAAAACGTTAGCCGCTTTAACTTGCTTGCTTTGTTGCATCGAACGTGCTAAGGCTTTCGTGTATCGAGAAGAAAGTGTATCGTAGAGGTTATCTTCGATTGCTTCTTCTGTTAACGAGAAAGCTAAAGCTACTGTATCATGTGTATAACGAGCCGTCCACGCTTCCTGTGCAAAATCATAGACAACAGGCGCACCTTCTCCCTTAACGGGAGCCTCACTAAACCCAGTTAACATCACTTCTTCCTCAAAAGCTCTTTCAGAACTTTCTGTGTCAAAAATGTCTTCATGCTCACTGTTATAACGCTCATATTCCAAACCAAAGAGCGCATGGAGTCCAGGTACTAACTCTTTGACGAGTTGTGCTCTGTTAATTGCCATTTCTTATCTCCTTAATTTAGACTGCAAACGTTGATGTCGGGAATGTGAAGTAAGCTCTAGCATTAGCCCCAATTGAATTACTTGGGTCTAAGTTAAAACCTACACACAGTGCTATTCCACTCGAAGTAGTTGCTGTTACACCCTCTTTCGACCTGCCGTTCGTTGAAGAACCTGCTGTCGTTGAGAGAGTGTACTTGCTGCCAATAAAACTTACCGCAGGGGTTCCTGCAGTAAATTGTGCTTCATATATGATCGCTGGATCGCGATATACATAAGCAATAGCATCATCACTACCTTGAGTAGCCGTATCTGCTGTCCATACTTTAGAAAACGTAGGGGTTCCGTCAGACGCATTATATTGTACACCGTAAAAAACTCCTGCTGGGGTACTTGTCGCCGTGCCTTGATTGATATAACCACTAGCTAAAGTAACCACGTCACCGCTATAAATAGCTGTGTCGTATGCGCTCGCGATTCTCATTCTTGCAGCACGAATTGTACCACCATACATATGTTTTGCGGGTGTAAATCCATCAGGGGCATCTGTATTTGCCATAATTTACTCCTTTTGTAAATATAGTGTTAATCATCGTCGGAATTATTCCTACTACCAAATTCGACCTTAGATGACCTATCGATGTCTCCACCTTTTAACGGCATCTTAGGGTCGCTTTCTCGCATAAAGTTGTGATCCACACCTTCCATTTGCGTTCGGGCTTGCTCATTAAAATAAGCACCCCTTTCCGCCACTGTCTCTAGTGGAACTTTAGCGAGAATTAATCCTCCAACCCCTATAACTCCTGCATGTATTCCGTTCTCAACGGTTGGAGCCTGAAACTCAGGATAATCCTCTGCTCTCACAGGTTCATAGCCTTCTCGAATACGTTTTGACATATTCGATTTGTCATCATTTCCTCTTGTTGATTCACGGATCCATCTGAATGAATATCCAGCTGGTGCGTTGGGTGCGTCTAACATAGACGGGGGTTGCCAAGGTTTTCTGCGAGTTTGAGTTTCTCGGGTCTCGGCAGAACGCGAGTTACGTTCTGTAGTGACTTCTGTATCAATTGTGTCTGTCATTTTTATACTCCAGGTTCGATATGCTTAGCATATTCTTCTAGTGGCACATTTAGTCTTTTCGCTATTGCGACTTGACTAGGTGTCAGCTTTACTTTGCGTGCGTTCTTTTTACCTGTAGCCCCACGGCTTGAAGCAGCAACCTGTTGCACGGGCTTAGATTGCTCGTTGGAAAACTTTTGTGGAAAATATTCTTGCATACGACTATCTACTTGAATATAGTAATCGTCTGAAGAAGGATCCATTCCTTGCTCCACCAATTCTTTATGAACTCCAAAGGCTGCAAAAGTCATGGCTTGATCATCTCCAAACCATTTATTTTTGGAAGCCCAGGCTTCAGCTTTTGGATCAGGGGCAGGGGGAGCTTGAGACTGACTAGGGGCTTGGGCAACTTGTTGCTCCACCCGTTGTTGTCGTAATTGCTGCTGAGCTGATAACCGTTTAAGGTTCTCAGACTCTGCTGCGGATCGAGAAAGATTCTCGGTTGCTGTAGCAATTGCATCGCCATCTCCTAATTCTTGAGCGTCTTTTAAATTAATTTTCGCTCGTTCAAGATCAGATTGTATACGATTATCGTACTCTTTGAAAAGGGAAGAATCGGAATTCTTTAATTTTTCTTTTAATTGCGAATTATCCGTGTGTATACTTTGAGCATAATTTACAGCTTCATCTCGCTGTCTTTCTGCTTCTCTCATCTTATACGTTAGCTTATCTATCCGTTTTTGTACGGAGTCGCTAACCTTATCTAATTCATCTTCTTCGACAGGGGTTGCTTCAACTACTTCAACTTCCTTTTCAGGAACGTCTTTAATTGAATCATCCACGTCTGCTTCGTGTATATCAACTTCGCCTTCGGGAAGTTCTAGTTCTATTTGTTCTGCTTCTTCTTGCATGGTGTCTCCATGATTAGTTATGATAAAATATCTTCGGGATCGTCAATTACGGCTAAGATCTCATCGTCATTTAAAAGACGCATATCGCCGCCTTCTATTTTAAAACGAGCCCCTGCGTAACGCCCAAAGATTACCCAATCGCCCTTTTTACACCAAGCTCCATCAGGAAACTTACGAGAATCTCCATAAGCGTCAGGTCCAAGTGCAATCACATAACCAACAACTGTAGCAATACGTTCTCTGTCTACAGTTTCTTTAGCTAAATGTATGCCACTTTTAGTAACTCCTGGCATTGAAAAAGGTAAAATTAAAATACGATACCCCGTTGGACGAGGTAACTTATCTACGTGCGAGTCTAAATTCTCAGGAGTAAGTTTCGGTTCTTCAACATCACTCCCAAAATTTGCTACTCGATCTGGAACAGTTTCAGTCATCGGCATCCTCCATATTGGATTGTAAGGTTTGAATTTCCTGTTCAGCGATATTCAAACCTGCTATTTCACCCACTATCCTATGGTATTGTTCAAAATTTTGAATACTACCTGCGGCTAGTGTTTGTGCGAGAGCTTCTTTCCTCTCTCGATATTTACGGAGCAAATGCTCCGTTGCAACGATATAGTCCATTAATTACTTAATGTATCTATACCAAAGAAGTCCTTTGGTTTGACCGTAAGCAGCTTTGACTTTCGCCTTTTCGCCTACGACGTCACCCTCTGAATTAGTAATCACTTCTCCCGCTTTAACAGTCTTAGCTTGAGCAAAGCCCTTGCCCGACGGAGTCGGAACTTTAGGATCTGGTCTATTCGTCTGTTTAGACGGTGAAGGATATTTATCATTGTCATAATAACTACTCATTATTTTCTCCTTTTTGTTTTACTTTTCTTTTTACTCTTCTTTTTACGACGAGTTACTTTCTTTCCAGTTTTCTTGGCATAGGCTTTAGCAGCGGCTTTGCCCTTTTTACTGTATGAAAAATGTTTTCCACCTACTTTTGGCATAGTTAATCTTTTTCTCTACTTTCCCGAACTGTTTTAACCAGTTCAGTATAGTTCTTTTCAGCGTCGCGTTGATTACGCATTTCTAATTCCTGTAAATCAATCGCGGCTTTCGTGTCTTCTACTCTTTCTTTAGAATCCATTTTCTCACGTTCAATCTGTGCGTCTAAGTCTGCCTTCATTAACTCGGTTTCTTTATTACGCACGTCTTCCATCTCTTTCTGAGATAATTGTTCTTTTTCTAGTTGTAATTGCTGTTCAAACATTTGTCGCTGTGGATCAGGTGTTTGCATCGCTGCAGCAAGGGCTTGTTGTTGTCCTGTTACTACTTGTGTGGCTTCCGCGGCGGCTACCGCAATTTGACTTTCCACTTCAGGCGGAATAGGTTGTCCAGGGGGCGGTAATTGTATTCCTTGCTGTGCTAAAATCTGTTCAATCTGAATTCTATACTTCAAAGCGTTGTGTTGTTGCACATGAGCTTGAAGTGCCGCACCCGCTTCGGGGTTTTCTGCGGTATTCGGATTTTGTAAAAATGCCACGTGTGCAGCAATATGCGCATCGTGATTCTGTTGCGGAAACGCTTGCAACGGAGACTGTAATAAAGAATTCATATTTTCTTGTACGGGATCCGTAGGAAGTGCTTCCGCTTCAGGGGGAAGAATTGCATTAATATCTTTTACGTTTAACGCCAAGTACATTTTACGATATGCCTCACGTAAGTCATGTAATTCAGGAGCGGACTGCGCCATTTGCAATTGTGTTTGCGCTAACGTGATCCTTTGCGTCATACTGAAGATATTCGGGTCACTAACAGGAATTACATCAACGCTGTTGTCAAAATCCTGTTTAAATACGCTTTCCTGTGCTCCTTGTACTTGATACGGATATTCAGGGGGTAAAAACTCTCCAAATACCCGTTTAAGAATTTTAAACTCTACTCGTTGCGCAAAATGCAAACGTTTATGAATTGCGGACATCACGCGTTGCCCTTTCTCCAATAACGCTACCGTTGTTCCAACTGGAGCTTCCGCATTGCCGTCTCCTGTGGGTTGTTCTACCGTAGCGGCAAATTGTTTGCCCGAATCCACTAAAGAAGCTAATAAACTGGTTAATGTTCCACTAGGATCCTTGTACGGTAACGGCATAAACGCATCGGTGAGTCTACCTCCTGGTACGTCCACGTCTCGCCACTCCCCTGGTTGAATAGGATCGTCATGACGTTGAATGTTGAGTCCTCGAGACTTAAACCCTGCGGGTAAGTTTGAGAGAGTGCCCGCATCTATCAATTGACGCAAAATTGCCGTTACCGACTTAGTTAATCCGCCCATCATGTGAATAAGCCCAAAACCGTAGAAGCCCAATCCTGGTAAAAATTTGTAATGGGTGAAATACTCAATTTTTTTCCGCATTGGGTCATCGGGATTGTAGTTGGGACGGATCGCTAAAATATCATTGGTGTCTTTACAGATAGTTACAATGTAAGGTAAGCCTAAACCTGTCTCTTCTCCGTTTTCGTCGGTATCTTCAAACCCTTCTAGGTCTAAATTGACGTGAACTTCTAATAAGGTGTATTCTTCATCACTTATGGTGCGAGAAATCCCCTGAAGCTTGTCAATCTTATCATCAACTGTGCTATTTTCGACATTAGTAGAAGGGGGGCTCATTTCGATGTCTCGATAGAACCCAGAAAGCTGTAATTTGCGTAAATCGTTTTCCGCCATGTGAATTACGTGCGTAATTCGCGGAGCCGTCAGTAAATCGACGGCGTAATAGGGCACTACTAGGTCTTCTGCCTTAATAAAGCGTGCCGTAGCCCGTCCTAAACTGGGATCGTAGTAAATTTTCTTAAATGCAGAGCCTGATAAGGGCAAATAAAACAATAATTGGTCCATTTCAGGGTCAAATTCCTCCATTTTGTAGGTAATTTGATAATTCATGAAATTTTTGACCCGATTTGCCTTTTCTAACTTCGCATCACTGGAAAGTCCCAACACTTCGGTGTCAACAGGACCGCCAAGGGGTAATAATTCTTTATAGGCTTGCGCCTGAAACTGGGTAACGGCTTCTGCGAGAATAGGATGATGCACACCCGACGCCCCTACAAAAGGTTCGGAGCGATCTTCAATATTAATGCCTAACAAATCCAAGCCTTTACTAAAGGTTTCAAACCAATCGTCGCGTGAATCTAAATCTTCTTGATATTGTGCCGTGAGTTCGGAAGCAATGGTATTAAGTTCCCGTTCGTCTAACGTATCTGCTAGGTTTTCTCCAAATTCAACACTCCCACCTACACTGGGATCCGAACCAATTACAGCGGAACCGTCTGGCTGCATAAATACTTCCGTGTCTACCCCGTTTTGTAGGGGTTCTTCCATAAGTTCCAGTTCAATATCTTGGTCGCTACCTGGAATGATGTTTAGGGGGGATTTTTCAATAGCCATATCTACAAACTTTACTCTTTATTTCATTAATAATAAACCCATTGACGCGGGGCGTAACCCTCTTCGTCTTCATAGTCGGTACTTAATGCTAAGAACCCACCCTCTCGAAAGCGAGCTAGGGCGAGAGTTGTAGCGTCTACGAGGTCGTCATTTTCACCGTTGGGAAAGTCCGAAACTTCTTCCATTAATTCCTCTCCAAAACGGTTTTCTGGCACCCAAATTCTCCCGTCTTGAAAAATAGGACTGACCGAATTTAAACGGGCAATTTTATCTTGTCCTTTGGAAGGTGAAAAGGTGTTCACAGGAATCCCCACGCGGCGTAATTCCTGCACCAATGGAATCCCTGAAGCCTTGGTTTCTATAATCACAATATCGGGTTCCCAATATTCGTACAAACGCAATGCTTCCGCTTTTAATTCAGGAAAATCAAAACGCTCTTTAATGCAATCAATTAAAATTAAATGCGCTTCACCGCCCGCGTACAAATCCTCCCCGATTTTGCCCTCAGGGTACCAAACACCCCAAGTGGTGATCGCGGTAAAATCCGCCCGCTCACTTTTCAAAAACGCCGTGTCGTAACTTTGAATGATATAGTCGCACTTTGGTGGCTTTTCTTCTTTCCAGATTTTAAACCAGTCTTTCGGCACGATGGAGATTCCCTCACCCGTGGGTCGTTGCATGTATTGCGACGCCCATTTGGAAGGACTTACGGAAGCCTTAATACTTTGTAGTTCGCCTAGCGACCAGAAGTTTTCCCAAAGGGACTTGCCCGACGGCAATATCGCAGGAAACTCGATCAAATGCCATTGATCCGCTTCGGAGTCTTGTGCCATCTTTTTAATCAGGCGTCCCGTTAAATCTTTCTTAGACCATCTCGTCATTACAATGACGATGGCTCCGCCTGGTTGCAACCTTTGTCGAGGACCCGCCATAAACCACTCGTAGGCTTCGTCCATGGCTTTATCCGACATGGCGTCTTGCTCCGAATGGGGGTCATCAATAATGAACAAATCCGCACCCCTACCTGCCAGTGCACCCCCAATACCTGCGGCGTAATACTCGCCGCCTTGGCTGGTTAACCATTTACCCGCACTACGGCTATCTGATTTTAAAGAAGTGTCG